AATAGTTATGGAACTTGAAAAGATTGACGTTCTTACAAACTACTATAATAGTAAAATTAACGAAGAATTAAAAAAAATTAAATAAATGGCATATATCGCAAATTTATATATTGATGCCGGAGCATCCTTTTCAAGTGATGTTACAGTTCAAAATACTGATGGTACAGCTTTTAGTTTAGCTAATCACACGGCTCAAGGAAAAATGTCTAAAGGATATTCTAATAATTATGAAAGGGTATATTTTGATATTACAATTTATGAAGCTGATGGAATTGTAACTATAGAATTAGATCCTGCTACAACAGCTCTATTGGAAGATGGCCGTTGGGTATATGATGTACAAATAACTAATACACTTGATAGTACAGTAACTCGTGTCGTAGAAGGTATTATTACTGTTTATCCTGGTGTAGTTTCTCCTTATACTCCTTAATCAAAAAATTTATTTGTAGGTATTTTTATTTAAATATTGTTTTTTGAAAAATGATAATCACCGTCTGGGCCATTATCACAAAAAGGTCCTGAAATTAATTTAAAACCTAAACCTTCAACATACTTAATTACTTCATCTCTTAGTGGTGCACCTTTGTTATATTCTACTATTTGTAATTCTAATATTAAATCTTTACAATTTTTTAAAGCTTCTTTAGATCCTTTTAGTACATCAAGTTCAGCACCTTGTACATCTATTTTTACTAAATCTGGCATAGGTAGATTTTTTGAATTTATAATACTATCTAAAGTTTTAGTTTTATATAATTTTTTATTACTTTCATTATATAATCTAGTAGACTCAGGATTTATTTGTTCGTTTTCTTTGTAATAACTATTTCCGCCAGGATGGTAATTGTTTTGATAAAAATTAACTTCTCTATCATTTCTATCACTTAACACACCAATATTATATTGCAAATTGTTTTCTTTATATAAAAATTCACATTCAGGCATTGCTTCAAAAACAATATACTCAGAACTTGGCCATATTGTTTTAGCTTCATTTGTCCAATGTAGAACCGAAGCTCCTATATCATAAATTACTTTTGGTGATATACTTAAACTTTTTAAATAATCTACATGTATTGGAGGTAACAATCTTTTATTTGATAAATCTTTTAATCTATCAGGTATACTAATTTCTTTTTTATTTGCAGTTAGTGTGTTAGGTGTACTTTCTACTTTAAAAATTGTATTACCTATATGTTCACAATGTACTGTTGTATCAGCAAATATTTCAAAACCTTTTGTTTTAACTTTTCTACAAAAATCAACATCTTCTGATATTGTATTTCTATGATCTATTGCTGAATGATAAACAAAATGAGGATAAGATATTGATCTAAAAACTTCTCCTTTAATTAATACACAGCCCATACCACAAGCTATCAATTCTACTAATGGAATATTCTTTATTTTTTCAAATGGTATATTTGAACAACCACCTCTCTCATTAGGTTCATAAACTTCTAATATATGTTCGTTTTGTTTTCTTTGTATATAAAGGCCAGATACCATATCTTTATTATGACTTAAAAGTTTTTTAAGAGTATCTGGTGAAAATGAAATATCGCTATCAACAGAAAACAAATAATCATAATGAGTAGCCCAATTTGCTATTAAATTTCTTATTTGATCTATTTGATAACCAAAGAAAAATTGAAGTTCTGTAGTATAGCCATCAGGAATTTCAAGATCATAAATGGCCTTCATTGTTTTTGTTTCAACATATTTGTTTGTTGGTATGGCGATTAATATCTTTTTCATTGTGTTAATATCCTATTTGCGTTTTTAGTTTGTTCTTCTGCGTTTATTTTATAATCATTTAAAGAGTGAGTGTCATTATAGTTATAAACAATATCCTGTACCACTTTAATTTTTTCAGGTTGACATTTTTCTATAAGAGTATAAAAAATAGAACCATCTCCTCCTGCTTTATACCAATTTCCTTTTTCGTCTTTAAACTTATTCTCATTTACATTTTCTAAAAGATAGGCCTTAAATGTTCTTAAATGAGTGTAAGGCATATTCCAATTAAATTTGTATTGTCTATATTTCTTTTCTTTTTTGATTTGTTCAGGATAAGGTTGAGAAACTAAAGGTATCTTATCTACCATAGACCAACAAGAACCGTAAGTAAACTCGGTTGTGCCATCATAAAGATTATTATAAAAATGAAATATTTGGTTATCGTTTACTAAAGAATCATCGCCATCTAAGAACATTATTATATCATCACTTTCACAAAAATTATTTATTGCCTCTATTTGATTTCTAACAGCACCTTTGTTTTCTGTATTCTTAATTACTTTAATCTTATCACTTTCATATTTTTTAGCTAGATCGTAAGTGTTATCTGTAGAACAATCATCAATAACAATCATTAAATAATTATCATAGTCTTGTGTTATAACAGATTCAATACATCTTTGAATATATTTAGAAGCATTAAATGTAGGGCAAATTATAACTAATTTTTGTTGTGCATTTCTTGGTAAATAATTTTCTTCATAATTACTAAATCTTCTACCAAATACTTTTTTAACCCTAGAATTGATATGACTAACTTGTTTGTATTCTTCTTTTGAAAGATATTCTCCTAATTTTTTATAGATATGTTGTTTCCATTGTAACGCAATTGAATCCCAACCCACGATGCCTTTTATAATATTACAATAATACATTTTTTGTTGATGTAAATATCTATTATTATTGGCCTGTAAAACCATATTTACAAATTTATTTTCTTGTTCTTTTTTATCAATAAATCTAAAAAGACTATTTGGTTCTATTGCATAATCTATTAAATAACAGGCCTGTTCAACGGCGGTTTCTTCTAAAGCTCCAAAACGAGTTGTTATTAAAGGAGTGTTGTAAGCTAAAGATTCTAAAGTTGAAATACCAAATGTTTCTGGAAAGGCACCAGGAAATAACATGAAACTGGCCTTTGCCATTAATTCTGCTATTTCAGATTGTTTAATAATTCCTGTAAACTCTATATCTAATTTTTTATATTTCTCATCAACAACTAATTGTCTCCATTTTTTTTCTTGTTCATCAGGAGCAGCATTTTCTCTAAATCTATAATATCCGCCAATTACTTTTAATTTAGCTTGAGGTATTTGTTGTTTAATTCTTTCCCACATATTCTCTACTAAAGGCAACATACCTTTTGTAACAGAAGCATTATAAACATATAGATAAGGATCTTTTTGTTTTATATCTATTTCATTTTTATAAAGCACAATACCATTACGTGTCATAAACATATGAGATTTTAACACTTCAAAATTTCTTCTTTTACCATGATCGCATGTAGTTACATAAGAAGTATGAAAATCTGAAAGAGTAAATATTTCATCTATATCTTTATGTACAATCATATCTTCTAGTAGATGATCGCCTTTAGCAAAAGTATCATGCATCCACATTGCTTTTAATTTAGCATTTTGTTTTATTTTAGAATATCTTTGAGGTTTAAAATTTTCAAATTGATTATATAAGTGGGGTGGTAAAAATGGTATTACTGTTCGAGAAGATATAACTACATCAAAACTAAAATCGTTTTTGTAATCTAATATAGTATGATCTATATATTGTACATTATCAAATGTTCCTTCTTTTGATTCTTTATCTATACAATTATTAAATACTGTTACTTTGAAATTCTTTTTAGCAAGTTCTTTAGCGAGTAAAATAACAGCGGATTCTGAGCCTCCTAAACCTCTTTTGTTTAAGGTATCGCCGTCATAAGTCAATCCAATAATGTCAATAATTGCTATAGAAATCATTTATTATAAAGTTAAAATTATTTATAAATATACTATAACATAATATGATTGTATTGTCAATCTAAAGAATTTAAAAAATAAATGCCAGTAATTAAAAGTTCCTCACAATTAGTAAGAGTTACATTACCATCTAAAGGTGGGCCAGGATTTACAGGTTCACAAGGACCTATAGGTTTTACAGGTTCGGCAGGTGGTGGTGGAGGTTATACTGGTTCACAAGGTTATACTGGTTCACAAGGTTATACAGGCAGTCTAGGTTACACAGGATCGGCAGGAGCTGGTTATACAGGTTCAGCAGGTTCAACAGGATTTACTGGATCATCAGGTAGTTTAGGTTACACAGGATCAGCAGGCGTTGGTTTTACAGGATCAGCCGGTATTGATGGTTATACAGGTTCAGCAGGTTCAACAGGATTTACTGGTTCAGCAGGCGTTGGTTTTACAGGATCAGCAGGCGTTGGTTTTACAGGATCATCAGGTGTTGGTTTTACAGGATCATCAGGTGTTGGTTTTACAGGATCAGCCGGTATTGATGGTTACACAGGATCAGCCGGTTCAACAGGATTTACCGGTTCAACAGGTTCAACAGGATTTACCGGTTCAGCAGGAGTTGGTTATACAGGTTCGACAGGATTTACCGGTTCATCAGGAGTTGGTTATGTAGGATCAAAAGGCGATCAAGGTTCACAAGGTTACACAGGATCGGCTGGCGCTGGTGCTACAAACATTACTGTATCAGACTTTGCTGCAGGAGTTGTTGATATAGATTTAACAAGTGTATCTGCTTCAGATGATACTTTAGCAACAGCAAAAGCAATTAAAAGTTATGTTGATAGTCAAGTATCAAACGTTGGTGATGGATATACAGGATCAGCAGGCGCTACAGGATATACAGGCTCTAAAGGCGATCAAGGAAATATTGGGTACACAGGATCGAAAGGAGATTTAGGATTTACAGGTAGTTTAGGATTTACAGGATCGGCCGGAGTTGGTTACACAGGTTCAGCAGGTGCTGGTTATACAGGTTCGAAAGGAGATTTAGGATTTACAGGTAGTTTAGGATTTACTGGATCAGCCGGTGTTGATGGTTACACTGGATCAAAAGGAGATTTAGGTTTTACAGGTAGTTTAGGATTTACTGGATCAGCCGGCGTTAATGGCTATACAGGCTCAAAAGGAGATTTAGGATTTACAGGATCATCAGGTGCTGGTTATGCAGGTTCACAAGGTTACACAGGCTCTGAAGGAAATTTAGATGTTACAACTTCTGCTACACCTCCTGGAGGATCTCAACTTGGAGATGTTTGGTTAGATGAAGCAACAGGTATTCAATATTTTTATTACAATGATGGAAACTCCGATCAGTGGGTAGAATTTTCAAATGTAGGATCACCAGGTTATGTAGGATCGCAAGGTAATATTGGTTACATTGGTTCAAAAGGTGATATCGGATATACAGGTTCTTTAGGGTACACAGGCTCATTAGGAAATATTGGATATACAGGATCTTCAGGAGTTGGTTACACAGGATCACAAGGTGATATTGGTTATACAGGCTCATTAGGAAATATTGGTTATATTGGTTCACAAGGTCCTATAGGTTATACAGGTTCAGTAGGTTATACAGGCTCAGTGGGTAGTTCAACATTATCAGGATTAACAGATATTAATTCGGCCAGTTTAACAGTAGATAAAATTTATTTACCGGCTATAACTAGATTAAATGTCACTGCTAATGGTTCATCTGCTTATAGATTTGACCAATATGGAGTTACAGACAATCCTACTTTATATGCTATTAGTGGTACAACTATAGCTTTTAATTTACAACAAGGTGGTAGTCATCCTTTTTTAATAAGATATTCAGGTGCAAATTATAATACAGGTCTTGTACATGTATCTACAACCGGTACCGTCACAACAGAATCTAGTGCTCAAGGAAAATCAAGTGGTACTTTATATTGGAAAATACCTCATAATATTAGTGGAGACTATGGATATTTGTGTTCAAATCATGGAGGTATGATAGGTACTATAACAATAAAAGATATATCAACAATATAATTTTTATAATAATTAAAATGTATATTAAAGAATAAAATATTATAAATAAGTATAAATATAATTATAAAAAAGGAAAAAAATGAAATACTGTATAGCAGAAAATACCGGATTAGGATTTTACACTCACAACGATAGACAAATAGCTTGGTTATCGGGACATCCAGGCAATATATGGGCTGTGGGTAACAACAATGCTTCTTGGATTAATAGAGTTAATGGTGTAGAAAAAACTTTAGAACAAGCTCAATCAATTTTAAACACTATTATATCTGATGCACAAAATACATGGGATAATGATAATGTAAGTGGCGAAACTGAAGAACAAAAAATTAAAAGAATTGGAACAAGACCAACATCTATATCTTTACCAAATGATACTGATGATGCAAATTTTGTTTCATTTTAAAAAAATATTTTAATAAAACTGTTTTTTGAATTATTTTTTTATATAAATAATTACATTAATTAACTTAACTTAACTAAAAAGGTTAAAACAAGAAGAATGCCAACTATAAATTTCCCTACAGCCGGTTTAACACCTAACGTAACAACATATTCATTAGGTAATCGTACTTGGTTATGGAATGGTTATGCTTGGGAGTTAGTACCTCTTACAGCTGGTTTTACAGGTTCACAAGGTAATATAGGTTTTACAGGATCAAAAGGTGATATAGGTTTTACAGGTTCTCAAGGAAATTTAGGTTATACAGGTTCTAAAGGAGATTTAGGTTACACAGGATCAAAAGGCGATCAAGGTAACATAGGAAATACAGGTTACGTAGGTTCACAAGGAGATTTAGGTTACACAGGCTCTAAAGGCGACATAGGTTACACAGGTTCAAAAGGTTTTACCGGTTCACAAGGAGATTTAGGTTACACAGGATCAAAAGGTGATACTGGTTATGTTGGTTCTCAAGGAAATATTGGGTACACAGGTTCACAAGGTGTTATTGGATACACAGGATCGAAAGGCGATACTGGTTTCGTTGGTTCAAAAGGCGATATCGGTTACACAGGATCAAAAGGTGATATTGGTTTCACAGGTTCTCAAGGAGATATTGGTTACACAGGATCAAAAGGTTTCACAGGTTCACAAGGAGATATCGGATATACAGGTTCTCAAGGAGATATAGGTTACACAGGTTCAAAAGGTAATATAGGTTTCACAGGATCACAAGGAGATTTAGGTTACACAGGATCAAAAGGCGATACTGGTTTCACAGGTTCTAAAGGCGATCAAGGAAATATTGGGTACACAGGTTCACAAGGTGTTATTGGATACACAGGATCTAAAGGCGATACTGGTTATGTTGGTTCTCAAGGAGATATTGGTTACACAGGTTCACAAGGTGTTATTGGATACACAGGATCTAAAGGCGATATCGGCTACACAGGTTCAAAAGGTGATATAGGTTTTACAGGTTCAAAAGGTGATATAGGTTTTACAGGATCAAAAGGTGATATAGGTTTCACAGGTTCTATAGGTAATACAGGTTTAGGATTTAACATTGCTAAAATATATTCATCTGTAGCAGCATTAACGGCAGATACAACGCCATCAGGAATTATTACCGGCGAATTTGCTATTATTAGTACAATTGATGTTGGTGATGCGGACAATTCAAAATTATATTTATGGACAGGATCAGCTTATAGTTTCGTTTCTGATTTATCAGGAACAATAGGATTTACAGGATCATCCGGCACAAATGGTTTTACAGGATCAAAAGGTGATATTGGTTTTACAGGATCAAAAGGAGATATAGGATATTCAGGTTCATTAGGCTACACAGGATCACAAGGCGATATTGGTTTCACAGGTTCTAAAGGAGATATCGGTTTCACAGGTTCAAAAGGTGATATCGGTTATACTGGTTCAAAAGGTGTTGACGGTTACACAGGTTCTCAAGGAGATATTGGTTACACAGGATCAAAAGGTTTTACAGGTTCACAAGGCGATATTGGTTTCACAGGTTCTAAAGGTGACATAGGTTACACAGGTTCAAAAGGTGTTGATGGATATACAGGATCAAAAGGTGATATAGGTTTTACAGGATCAAAAGGTGATATAGGTTTTACAGGTTCAAAAGGTGATACTGGTTTCGTTGGTTCACAAGGTGATATCGGTTACACAGGATCAAAAGGTGATATAGGTTTTACAGGATCAAAAGGCGATACTGGTTTCGTTGGTTCACAAGGTGATATCGGTTACACAGGTTCAAAAGGTGATATCGGTTACACAGGCTCAAAAGGCGATATTGGTTTCACAGGTTCGCAAGGTGTTATTGGTTACACAGGTTCAAGAGGTGATATCGGTTACACAGGTTCATTAGGTTTCACAGGATCACAAGGAGATTTAGGTTACACAGGCTCAAAAGGTGATACTGGTTACGTAGGTTCTCGAGGCGATCAAGGTTATACAGGTTCAACAGGATACACAGGTTCAAAAGGTGATATCGGTTACACAGGTTCAAAAGGAGATTTAGGTTACACAGGATCAGAAGGAAATTTAACAGTTACAACTTCTGCTACTCCTCCTTCAGGTCAACAATACGGAGATATTTGGATTGATGAAGATTCTGGTATTCAATACTTCTGGTACAATGATGGAAATTCAGATCAGTGGGTAGAATTTGCTAACCAAGGTATCGTAGGATTTACAGGATCAAAAGGTGATACAGGTTTCACAGGATCCGCTGGTACAAATGGTTACACAGGATCAAAAGGTAATACAGGTTTAGGATTTAACATTGCTAAGATTTACGCTTCAGTAGCTGCTTTAACAGCAGATACAGCACCATCAGGAATTGTTGCTGGTGAATTTGCTATCGTTGAAACAGGAAATGTTAATGATAGTGAAAATTCAAGATTGTACTTATGGACAGGATCAGCTTACAGTTTTGTTTCTGATTTATCAGGTACTTTAGGTTTCACAGGATCAGCCGGTACAAACGGGTACACAGGATCAGCCGGTACAAACGGGTACACAGGATCAGCCGGTACAAACGGGTACACAGGATCTGCTGGT